TAAGAGACAGCGTCGTCGTCATCCTTGGCAGGAGTGGCAGCGACAGTCTTCTCACGGAAGGTTTCTACTTCACGTCCCCACTCAGGTTGGTTAGAACTCGGAGTGATGTCGGGAGAGTTGAAGGATTCTTCATCAGCGAAGGACTCATCACGCTTAGGAGCAGCAGGTTTGGCGTTAAGCACAGAGTTCAGACGGGTCTCAAGTTCCTCGTAGGTCTTGAAGTTAGAAGCGTCGGTGAAGGCAGTCAGAGAGTTCTCTTGTTTCCACACCGCTTCAATCTGATCATCGTCACCACCAAACATGGGAGCAGGGGGTGCAAACTCAGACTTATCGTAGTTCCAGTAACCTGCAACCTTGCAGATCTTCAGTTTGAAGTCAGCACCTTGCCAGGGATCAAAGACGTTGACAGCAGTCTCGTCTTCAAACTGGGGTTGCATTGCCTCAATGATCTTGTCAAAGATCTTTTTGCCAAACTTGTAGAGGAAGACTTTGCCTTCGTTCTGAGGATTGGCGGGGTCCTTCACAACATAGATGTTGCTGTAGTATGACAGTTTACGCTTTTGTTTGCGAGCGATTTCCTTATCGGCATCGTTGCCAGAGTTCCAGAGTTGACGGTTCAGGTCGCCTACGGGGTCTTTCTTATTGAGAGTCGTGAGAGAGTTCTCAATGTACCAACCACCAGGACCTTGGAACGCATGGCTCCAGATCTTAGCGAACGGAATATCTTCTCCATCTGGAGCAGGAAGGAAGCGAAGAACAGCGTAACCATTGCCGCTTTTATCCAGTTCGGGTTTCCAAAAACGCTCATCTGCGGATCCACCACCACTGGGGTTGGAGATCTTTTCAATCTCCTTGGTGAGTTTGGCAAATGAACTGGCACTGGACTTTTTGAGAGCGGAAAAAGACATAGGATTATTAGGGTAAAAGGATTTGGTTTGTTGCCACTGTGTTAGCGTGGCGTTCTATTTAGCAGGAGAGGGTTCGTCCCACTCGTACTTACGTTGCCATGGTTGCTCCGTCAGAGACTGCTCAAGTTGGAAGTTTGCCGAGAGGGTGACTCGCTTCTGACCTGACTTATTATAGTACGGCATGACGTAGTATGTCAAGTTCGCTGGGAAAATAATCAGGCGTCCAAGGGTCGGAGGATCAACGATGAACTCGTTCGTAGAGAACGGAGCAGCGTTACCATACATGAACTGAGTACATCCATTAGAACGCCAGCGGGTCTTGGAGTCCTCGTGGATGGTCAGCATCTCGTCTGGCAGATCCAAGTATAGGATACAACTCAGATCAGAGTTGTGGATGTGTGGCGGATTAAAATCTGGACCAGGAGACGTGAAGTTGACCCAGGCACTGGCGATACGAAGTTCGGTTTGCATCTCCAACTCATTACCATTAGCGCCATCATGATGACGGGCAGCATTATATGCAACAGGTGTGGAGGGTCCAATACGACCTGATATGCTCAACTCATTCAAGTATTGCTGAACATGTGGAGAGAGCATGGGTTGAAGAACAGTCGCAGTCCATTCAGCACCACACCAGACCTCCTTCTCAATGTTGCCGACTAGACCAGCAGATGCTTCATCGCGGGTCTCCCCAGTAGCATGTTCAATGATGGTGGCAACCTCAGCATCGCTCATCTGAGCGGCATAGAGTCCAGGTCCAAAGGGGAAGATAGTATTGCCGACAACGGCAGGTGCAGGATAATTCATTCGGATTCGGGGGGATTAGTCACTTGGTTTTTAGCATTGTCAAGGTGTTTGATCATGTGATCAAAACAGTCACCGAGATCTCGGTAACCGAACGCTTGAGACATAGCGTTGATTCTAGTCTTAAGATCAGATGCTTCCTGATCTTCCATAGCAGCGAGAGCAAGTCTAGTATAGAACAGTTTTTGTTTTTCTACAAGTGCTTTTGTGTTCTCTATATGCTCTACTCTCTGTTCGGTATCCATCGTAGCAAGTCTAGACTGCATGAAGGATAGTTTCTGGTACGTTTTGAAAATATCGTTGATACTATTCTGTACGTTTTCTGAATTAAAGAATGGGCTGTCGCTCATAGTTTTCTCTGCATTGTTTCCAGGACCACCTTCTTATATTTTTTGCAGTCAATGTTGAGAAACGGAGCATACTTTGTGATCATGTTGCTAGTCTCCATCCACACAGGGTCTGACAGTACCTTGTTAAAATTGTTGACGAATCCCAGACAATAATCTAATACAACTAAAGTCTCCAGACTAATTTCATTTGCATAATACTCTCGGATCAGGATGGGATGCTTTCCAGTCTCTGCCTTGAAGAGTTGATCAAATGTTTGTTCATATGGTTGCTCAATACCATTAAGAAGGGTGTCAATGTCCTGTCTGAATTTATAAGTGAACGATTCTTGACAGGTCTGCCACTTGGCGTAATTACCGTCATTGAACTGACGGATGTACTTTGCACCCATGATAAAGTTGGATACAAAATAGTAGAGCATTTGGTTGGCATCTTTTTTAGTTGCCAACTTCTTAAAAAAGTAGACATCCTTACGCTTCTCAAAAGCGCCTTCGGATGCCTTTACTTTCCCATTGAATTTGAAGAAGTCATACTCTGGACGGGTGAAGTGTGACCGCACCGCCAGATACATTCTGTAAGTCTCGTAACCTGTCACAGGGGGAGAATACCTCTCGTAGTTGCCTTCATATAGTTGAGTTTCTGAGCGTCGTATCTCAGTTTCTCTTTCAATGGTTTGGATAATAGTTTAGGGACAGATTCAAGTTCTATCTCCTGATCTTCACAGAAGCACACAATCGCTTCAATGTAATTGATCTCACCACGGGACTCCTTCACCATCTTCTCAATGTACTCCGAGAACTTTGTCGGAGTCATGAATGGTTTATCATCCTTGGTTTTGGAGGGCATTGAATTCGTCCTTGTAAGATTTAAGTAGTTGTAGATAGTCATCAAGATTGTACTTCTGAAATACTTGAATAGAACCCTCTTCTGTAGCGATAAGTGTGACAATTTTCTTTACCTTAATACCTGTACGCTCATAAAACATGGCAGCGTAGGCAGTCTCTTGCACAAAATAGTTCTCAATATAGGACTCGCGCTTCTCTTTGGTAGAAGTCTTGAAGTCAATCACTGCTAATTCCTTATCAAATTCAGCAATGCAATCAACGCGACCAGCGAGCCCGAATAGATGACTATAAAGAGGGGTTTCAAGAGCATGAATGTTATCCACCCGACCAAGAGTCTTCCGAGCCATTTTGAACATGTTAAGCGCAAGAGGGTGCTTTTGGTATTTTTGCTCATCCAGAGTGCCCTTTATGTGCTCCTCTAGTATAGCATGAAATTGCGATCCGCGTGAAGATGCCCTCGCTGAAACTCTGTTCGCTTCTTCCTCACCGACACGGGCACGCCACTTCGCGATAGATTCACGAGAACGAATACCAGTGACGGTGGTTACTGATGGATAGTAATCATCAACAGATGGAAACTTGTAGAAACGTTGACCGTTTCTCTCAACAACGGAGGGTTCCTCCATGTTGTCGTATTCCACATCAACAAAATTAAACATCAGTATTGATAACCAATAATATTTAGATTAAACGCAACAGAGATACGTTCTTCACGAGAATAGTTAGGATATACACCATGGTTCAGTTCCGAGGGGAAGATGAACATGTCACCATCACGGGGCATAACCTCAAACAGAGGACCATATTCCTCTTGTCTACAGTGTTCCTCAATAATAGGATTGTGCATACTAGGACGCTGGAAATATAACATTCCAGACTTAGGAGGAACTTTCACATAGTAAATGCCACTGAAGTGAGTGCCACCATGGTTGTGAACCTTATTATAATGACCACGACCATTGACATTCAACCACAGTCCAGCACCTTGAATGTGCCACTCAACATTACTCTTAGCACCAAGTTCCTCAAGGTACTTAACAAGTTGTGCCTTGGCAACCTGAAATAATGGTTGCCATATAGTCCCCTTAATAACAGGAGCAGACTGGTATCCACCTACGTTACTGAACTCCATAGATTTGAAGAGTTCTTCACGGGTATCAGTAATCATCTGATCCGTGACGAGTTGTGTTCCTACATTCTCATATCGCAGAGGTGTAGGAAACAAATTATGCATACCTGCAGGCAGGTTTTCACTTTCAATTTGGATGGACATCAGAAACCTAGATTCAATTTATTAACAAGGTAAGAACGAACCAGACCAGATCTCACAATATCATCAACATCAAACTCAGTGATGTTGAACTCAGGCATCGCCTGAAGGATACGCATGAAGTCTAGGATACCATTGCGCTCATTCTCTTTGATCAAATCAGTCTGAGTGTAGTCACCACAGAACATGATCTTAGAGTTGTCACCAATACGAGTGATCATACTATCAAGTTCGTGGAAGTTCAAGTTAGAAAACTCGTCCACGATTACGATGCAGTCATCCATGGTGACACCACGGATAAAACTAGTAGACCAGAAAGAGATGGTCTCCTGCGCCTTCAGGTTATCATACAGCATATCAAAGCTGTTGTCATCAGGCATCTGGAACATGTATCGTACCATGTTCTTGTATGGGATCTGGTAGAGGGCAGACTTGTCCTCATGAGTACCAGGAAGGAATCCAATCTCTCTAGTAGGAACCAAAGAGCGAACGATATAGATCTTTTCATAAGGACTATCCTCTGAAAGGACTTCCTTCAGTGCATTATACAGAACGATAAAAGTTTTACCAGTGCCTGCTGCACCATGAAGAACACAGTTCTTTCCTTCTGAATATGCAGTAAAGAACTCTTCCTGATGATCAGTCAGAGGTTCAATGTTACGGAGGTAAGATGAATCAATAGGTTTTTTACGTTTCATCTGCTTCTTAGACATTCCTGAGGGTACTGGGTCTCTCAAAAGATCGCCATACTTCTGGGATCGTGATCTAGATTTTGCTCGTGCCATTAAAACTCTCTCACTCCATCAGGTAGGTACTGTTTCAATCCATCTTGAATGCGTCCACCAACTCTATAGTGTTGAGTGGCAACGTCAGACATAACCTTGTCTTCATTGTTAGATCCCGTGGTGTCGCAACCTCTCCAGTTGACAAGTTGTTTGACATGTGGATTCTCTTCAAGGTATTTTTCACGTCCAGCGATGGACATGAATTCTTCCCAGACTTTACCAGTTTCGGTATCCTCAAACTTATATACAGGCATATCAGGTATAACGTGAAAGATTTGCACGAGGGTGTGCTTTCTGCACCTTAGACATCACTTCCTTAAATCCATTGTCAGCCTTGGGTTGACCATAGGTAACACCACCAATGCCTTCAGACCAGTCCTTATCCCAGTCAGGATTCTCATCCTTCCAGTCACAGTATTCTTTCATGGTCATGGAGAGTGTCTGCTTTTCTCCAGTATTCTTATTGATTACAGGGTAAGTAGGCATTGCATTAGGGAGTAATGATTCGTTGATTTTTCTCGCCAAAGAAGGCGATGTGGGTCACTCTCATGTGTTCTTTGTGAACACCTGGGATAGTACGCATAGCGTGATGAATGTGACCAGGAAATACAACCATTGTATTGTAACTATCTAGCACAGTAAACAACTCCTTGTATTCATCCTCACCTTTCCAGGTGTCCACATGTTCCATACCCTCAGGTTGATGAGTAATCTTCTCATAGAAAGAAGTCCCCGCTCCCATATGGTTGTGGGGATTCAAGTATATCATAGAGTTATGACACTTGTCTACATGAGGCCAAAAGAATGGTTTCTCTTCACTGATGTCAATCTCTAAGAACTGATTGAAGACTCTCCAACTAAACATCCTCATAGGATCTAGTTGCACATCCAGAACCTGCTGCATGTACTGATATAGGTTTACCTCAGTTCGGGTAGGTTCAGATACACGCTCAACATAGAACTTACCATCGTAATAGTTAGTTCCATTCAGATAGGTATCACCAATACCCATCTCCAACTGTTGATGCTGGTTACGATTACTTTTGATACCCGCCTGAGTCACATAGTCGCGAACACGGTCGGGATGCTCAAACACGTTGTCAACAAAAATAAAATTCTCACCGTGGATTTCAATAACTTCCACAGTGAGATCCTTATTAACTACAAAGTCTTCTTCAGTAAAAAACTTCATGGTCTGATAGCAATACAGGGTTGAGTGTCAGAGTATTCTTCATGACACTTGCAATCATCACAGCACCAGTCCAGCGCACGAGAGATTACAGGGAACTCGCACATAAAGATCTGTTGGATTGCCTTAGCAATATCCATGTGCTCCTTCTGGGTGCCGTTAGCAGATCTCAGAGTGATATAATGGATCCAGTTGCGAAGATTTCCCGTCATATACATTCTGGTGGGTACACAGAGGGGAAGCACATTTCTGGCACATTCCTTTGCGATTCCTACATCCAACATATCCTGATACAATGCCATGGCAGTTGTAAAGTGCTGCTGCATCAAGATCTCATACTTCTGTTTGACAAACGGATCCAGATCGTCTGTAGAATTCTGACGATTCTTGGTATCTTGACGACGGAGGTCTGGGAGCGGGATCTTCTCCGAGAGTAGGGAGGAATCAGCATAGCGTTGCGAAAACTCTTGGAATGTGAAGCTACGGTGACGCAAAATTTGAGCTGCGATTGCTCTCGTGGTATTGATCTCCACTGTCATCGTTGCCTGCTCAAACACAGACCAGTGCCCATGTTTGATGCAATACTTCAGCAGACCTTCCACCTTAGGGTTCTCCTGGTTTGCAGGATTGCTCACGCGAGCGATATAACCAATAGTTTTTTCAGCGTCAGGGGTGACGCTCACCTTACATACTTTCATTGCGGGGGATTTCTAAATAAAATTCTGCAGAGCCAGCACAGGGCAAACGCTTGCCAGTATCCAATAGCAGCAAGACCAAACAATCCAGGTACGACCCAGTTCCATACTAGCATAGTAATCAGAGGATCTACAAAGAGTTGCACAAGTGCCTTTACAACTTTTTGTGCCGCCTCTTTTTTCTGTTCCTCTTCCACTAAGTTATGGAGTTCCTCAGCGATCTCTTCCTCTTGCTGTTCAGCAACCTTTTTTGGATTGAAGTAGACGCTCATTTTTTCTGCTTTTTGTTCTGTGGATCGTCCCATACTTTAGGATTAGCTCTACCTTCTGTCTGTTTGAAATTGATAAAACCTTCACGGTAAGTATCGTAGTAGTGATCAAAGATGTCAACCTTTTTGCTGCACAAAACGATGTCAAAACATACTTGTCCATCCTCCATGTACTCTACAAGGTATGCAGTACATGGAAGAGACTTATCTTGTGCAAGAGATGGATCACACTTAGGACGAATGATCTTAATCTTGCTACTCAAGAGCGACCTCCCCACTTAATCTGTGGAAATGCCTCAGTAACTACCGCCTTAGTGATGCGGTACTTCTTCTGCAGATCTTTGTCCTTAGAAAGGACTACAACTTCCGCCTCAGATTCGTGGA